ATGGCATCCATCACAAAGCAGAAGTCCGGCTGGCGAGTCCAGATCTCGGTGAAGGGGAATCGCGACTCGTCAACGTTCGCCACGAAGGCCGAGGCCCAGGCGTGGGCAGTCGAGCGGGAAGCGCAAATGCGCCGCATGTCCAGCACTGGGGTCAACACCGAAAAGACCTTAGAGGAGGCATTCACGCGCTACACCGAAGAAGTATCGATCCGCAAAATCGGCGCCGCTTGGGAGGCAAAGCGGCTGTTAGCGATCGCTGGGCATGAGGTTGGCGGCGTGCGGCTGGGGAGCATGAGGCTCTGCGACGTCGACGCCAGCACGATCGCCGGCTGGCGTGACATGCGACTGGCGACGGTGGCCGGGTCGACCATCAACCGTGACCTCGCCCTCCTCTCACACGTGTTCGCGACAGCGCGGAAGGAATGGAAGTGGCTGGCAGAAAGTCCAACTACGGACGTCCGGCGGCCGCAGAACCCTGAGTCGAGAGACCGGCGAATCACCGAGAACGAAATCGCGCAGCTGTGCCAGGTGCTAGGGTTCGATGGCGGGCCAGTCGTCACGAAGAACCAGGCCGTGGCAGTGGCCATGCTGTTCGCTATCGAGACGGCTATGCGAGCCGGCGAGATATGTGGCCTGACTGCGAACGATGTGTCCGGCCGCAGCGCAATGCTGCAGAAGACGAAGAATGGGACCAGGCGTGCAGTAGCGCTATCGAAGCGAGCGGTCGAGCTGTTGGGGTGCCTGCCAGCCGTTGCCCCCGGAGAGCCGCTGTTCGGACTCACAAGCGCATCACTCGATGCCCTCTTCCGTAAGGCCCGGAACAAGACCCTGATTGACGACCTGACATTTCACGATACACGGCACGAGGCGATCACTCGCCTGGCCGCAAAGTTGAACGTGCTCGACCTGGCGCGGATGGTCGGGCATCGCGACTTGAAGATGCTGCAGGTTTATTACAATGCCAGTGCTGAGGACATCGCAGCACGGTTGGACTGATGATGCAGCAGTACTTTTCCCTATAAAACAATAGGGAATTTTCAGAAAGCTACGCCAAATATTACGCGTTGGAATCTGCCGAACAGCGGTCTACTTCGGCTCGATCCGCACCGACCACTCCTGGACATACGCCGGGCCAGCATCACCATCGGGCCGATCCTCGCCCTTGAACAACATACCGTTGCTGTGCATGGTGGTAAGGCGGGCATCGTAGAGGACGGGGAGCAAGGGTGCTCCTACTTGGGAATTGACCGGCTTCACTTCCAGCACCAGGGTAGTGCCTACCATGGCCAAGGTAAGGTTGCCTTCTACGGCTGACGCCGCGCCGATCTCTCGATCAGATAACCGTTTGCCGCGCACGCGCAGCCTTTTGACTTTGCCATACATGCGCCGAGTGTAGCACTGTTGAGCATGCCTACCTGCTCCTAGCTACCGCCCCCATGCACTATGAATGGTCGCGCACGGCAACTCGTGACACCCGTTTCGTTCAGTCGTAAGCTCACCCCATCATGAGGATGCGAGGGGTGCCTACATGGATACGATGCTCGACCTATATCAGGTCGTCGCCGAGCGCGAGACTGGCTTTTGGGTCACGCTACCGATGCCCACAGGTCAGACTGTCTCGCGCGAAGAGTGGATGCGCCTGCACCAGGCCGACCCCGAACACTGCCAGATCATAACCTTCGCGCCTGAGGCCGAACTTCCGCTTCAGTCCATGGCGGACGAGGTCGTTATCGAACAGGCTCTTGCAGTACAGTGGACAGATGAGACGCTGCATTAGTGATGGCCATGACACGGCCACCTTACCTTACAGCCAGTGCATATGCTCGACACAGATCGCTGGTTGCACTTGACCGCTTCATCTTCGCACAAGACGATCGAACGCGGTCAGTCGCAATCAGGTGGGCACGAGCATGGAGTGCTCTTGCTCAACAGCGTCGGTTCCAGCCGCGGTAACCGGTACGCTATCGGCCTTCGTCGGAAGGAACTGCACCTGGCGCCCGTCGTAGCTAAACAGGTAAACGTCGCCGGTCGGGGTGGCGAGGTGGAAGTCCATCACGGCACCCCTTTGACCTTCTCGACCGTGCGGAGGGCGCCGAGGCCGAGCATGCCCATCAGGATGGTGCTCATCTCGGTAAAGTCGAATTCCGGCAACGTGATCGGATGGCCGGCCATCGCCATGGCGACGACTGCAGCTGGGCCCAGGATGAACTTGAACGCGAACGCCGCACCGCAGACCCAACCGATTGCCGGCCGCCAGCCGGCCACGAACAGCGACTGGTTTGCTGCCTCGACCTTGTTGACCTCGATCTGGCCGCTGATCAGCTTCACCTCAGCGTCCAGCTGGGCCAGCTCGCCGGCCTGGGCCATCCGCATCAGTTCAAGCTTCCCCTCTGCAGCAGCCTTTGGGTCCGGGAATATCCGGTCGAGCAGGTTGCCGATGACTGGAATCAGTAGTGGACTCATGATGTTCCTTTCAGAAGATGACACGGCTGGCAGCATCGAAGAAGGCCAACCGGTCAGGCAAGCCATTGGTCCCGCCGTTGATTCGCTTCGTGACTTTCACCTGGTCGCCCAGGTCGGCCAGCTCGTTCAGGCCATGTTCTTTCCAGAACCACCCGGCGGAGCGTGCAGCCTCGCGGGGCAGCTCCAGCAACTCAGGATGCTCGATGCAGTCGATGTCGAGGGCCAGCATGCAGGCGGTGTAGTTGGCGCGACCGGTGAGCTGGATGAGGCCCCTGCCCTTGAACCGCACGCCGTCGCCCGGCTGCGAATTGCCCAGGTCCTTGCGGCCCTCGTAACGAACGCCGGATGCAATCTCCTGCGTGTAGCGCAGCTGCCCGGATTCGTGCGCGATCTGCGCGAGGAAGGACCGCTTCCGCGGTGCGCTGTCGATATCGAATTCGCGCATCGCATCGTTGAGGGGGTCGAGGAAACGAACGCAGCGCGTGCCAGCGGCTGGCATGATCATCGCCAAGGTCGCCAGCGAGATAGGCTGGAAGCCTATGGCGGTGTTCATGGCTTCAACCCCAGGGCGGCCAGGCGTGCGATCGATTCGCGCTCCGCCAAATCGGCCTGCCGTTGCTCGCGCGCGTCGCGCCGGCGCATATAGATGAAATTGAATGCGCACGTCAGCAGGGCTGTCACGATGCCAGCTATGACGCCCCACTGAGTAAGTGAAAGAGATGCGCCGACGGCCACGATGCTCCCAGCGTAGCTCGTCAGTTCTGGACCGGAAATTTTGCTCATTGGAGGCCTTGGAAAATAAGGCCCCAAGTTAACAATTGCCGCGTCTCAATTCTCGGAAAATTGAGACAACAAATTGGCTGGCTAACAGCCGGGGCTAATTGCCAACAGCGCCGTCTCGCAAATGCGATCGAGCGCGTCGAACATGTCGCGCCCCGCGGCTCTGAAGAAGCCAGCGGCCAGCTCGTAGCAGAACCACTTCTGCGGATCAGCCCAGTTCTCGCCAGGCGCCAAGCCCAGGCCGAGCGCGCCACCGAAGTCGTAGTTGTTATGGATCATCAGCAGCACCGCGCACGCCATCGGCCGTAGCGGCCCCGGCATCCAGCCTGGGGCCTTCGGCACGTAGCGGCACAGCTGGCTCTCAAGGAAAGCAATGCCGGCGGCCAAGTCGGGGACGTAGTGCACGCGCTCGCGCACGATTGTCTGCCCCTTCAAAATCTCAGCGCGCTTGTCCTTGCGCACCCCCGTGAGCATGTTTGCCTCATAGCAGGTGTCGCCGATGGCGATGATCACGTGCGACGACAGCGCGAGCGCGATCCGGCTACGCGGCTTCATCCAACGAATAAGCCACGACACGGGATTCCGGCGACGGCGCGTGAACAGCAGGGTTACTTGGTCTTGCATCAGATCTCCTCGATTTCGATGGTGGTGGAGTAGACGGCCGAGAACTGGTAGGCGACGTCGGAATCTTTCGTGCGGCGCCCGTAGAGCATGTGGTCGCGCTCAAGCGCGAGGTCTGCATGCTCAGGAAACACGGACAGCAGGACAGGATAGGCGCGGCTATTGCGCACCAGGTCCAGGAACTTGGCGCGGTCGGCAGGCGACATCTTGCGCAGGTCGACCGGCACCTTGCGGCTGATCGTGCCTGGATCGGCCAGCTGGTCGCCCGCGGCGCTGCGCGAGATCTCGGTTCGGTCAATTACCGAGACCGACGTCCCCGATGCGTTGTACTGCGGCGACCAGGCGGCGCCGGCCACCATGCACGCGGCCTCAACGTATCCTTGTAGGTTCGCGGTGTCCACGATGTCAATAACTAGCTTGAAGGCGTTGACCTGGTTGAACCAGCGTCGAGCGCACGCACCGCCACCGTAGGCGTACGCGCTGGCAGCCTGGGCGGCAGTGAAGCCGCGCGGCCGCTGCGCCGGTGCCGGGCAGGCAAGGCCCGCCCCGCTGTCGTAGAGCACGGTGGTGCCATTGCTGGCGTAGGCGCGCACGCGCATTGTTGCCGTCGGCGACAGGTTGCAGAACGGGAGCGCGACGCAGCTGATCGGTTCAGCGGCCGACCAGGTCGCCGTGTACGTCACACTCGTGCTGGTGGCGCGGTGCACACTGGACTTCTTATCGCTGGCCAGGTTAGCCGCAGCCAGGCCGCCGGCCGTGGTCGACGCAACGAGCGAAGCGGCGCGGGTGATCGCGTTGTCAGAAACGATTCTCAGGTTGGGCATGCTATTCCTACGAGGTGAGAGTGAGTTGCAGCTGGGCGGCCATCAACCGGACGTCCGCCTCCATGTCGGCGACGATGGCGGCGATCTCGCCGGCGGCCGCGGCGTGCCGCACGTCTTCCTTGTTCATCAGGCGCAGGTCGCGGATCGTGTCGAGGATGCTGTACCAGCCGTCAGCCGTGGCCAGGATGTCGTCGCAGGCCTGGCGGTTCGTCCAGCCCTCGCGCCACTTCGCCGCCGCCCAGCCACGCACGCCGCGCGGCGCCGTCGCCTCGTCGCTCTCCAAGTAGCCCGCATCGCGCCAGGCGCGGGCCTGTGCCTCAACGCGCCGGTACTCCTCGGTCTGGGTAGTCATGCGGTTGATAACAGCCAGACGCAGCGCCTCGCCGGCGGCGTCGATGGCGTCAATGGCAGACGCGCGGGTTTCGGACAGTCCCGCTGTTTCTTGCCACTCGACTGTGTCACCGACCCGTATGAGCTGCGACGTGGGCGATGGTTGCACGCTCCAGTCGACTGGCCCACTGAGCGGCAAGTAGTCGCAGTCGGTATTGAAAGGATTACCCTCGATCGGGTGCTCGACCTGCAGGCACTGTATGACCATGCCTGTTGCGCGGTTGGACTCGGCAAAGAATTCGATCATACGGCCCCAAACGATGCAGTGCTGATAAAGGAAGCCGACGCCGCCAGGCCGTTGGCATCGATGATGGTGCCGGTAATGCGCACGCGCGTGGTGGCGTTCGTACCGCTCGCTGTTACCGAAACGGTGTCGGTACTTTCTCCGGATATAAAGGTGCGGGCCGCTGCATTCCCCTCGATGTCCGTGATGGTCCATGAGAAGCTGCGGTACGGCAGTTTCCCGCCACTCCCAGTCATCTGGCGACTGCCCATGACGCGAGTTCCATTCGGGCCACTCGACGTCATCCCGCCGCTCGAAAGCACAGCCGTAAAAGTGCCGAAGTCGGCCTTATTCACAGTGAGGCTCACACCGTCCCATGTGATTCCAGCTCCACCTGGATCGCCAAGTGCCAGCTTAGCGGTGCCGTTATCGTCGCCCAGCCAGAAACCTTTGCCTGTGTTGAAAGCCGACATACCTTGGCGGATATGACCGGCCGGGCCGATCTGCAGCTTGCCCAGGAAGGCAACGATTGCCGCCAGCTCAGTGACAGAAATCTTCTGCGCCGTGACCGCCCCGTCCTTGATCAGTACGCTGTCCATGACCCGCGTGATCGAAAACCCGCCGATCTCCACCGATCCGTTTTGGACGCGCCGCCGGCTGCGTAAATTTGAGTTCACCAGCCTGGGGTCGTTGGGAATAGTTACAACATGGGCAACGGTGTACACGCCTCGCGCGTTACTGGCGTATTGAATAGGCCCACCATCCGGCCACGTGTAGCCTGAAGATGGCACGCCATTCTGGTAGAACGCGACGAGCGGCCAGTGCCAGTCGATGGTTAGCTCACCATACCAATCACTGCTGAACTCGACCCGATACTCGATCAGGTAGGTGGCACCCGGTACGATTGGCATCGAGCCAGTCCAGGCGTCTTCCAGTACATACCCATTAGGCAACAACTTGAGAGAGGCGTTTTGCTTCCATCCCGTGACCTGGTTGCTATCTGTCCAGTCAGTCGCGCTGACTTCCTGTCCAAGCAAATTCCACCATGCTAAATCCTTGAAGCGCGGGTCGGGAATAAGGTTATTCGCGTCTCCCATGACCGCCAGACTCCGCGCGGTTACAGCACCTACGGCAAGTTTCTCCGCTGTGATTGCCCCTGCCGACAAAGCCGCCGTGAGGATCGACTGGTCAACAATCAGTCGGCCGTTGAGGACCGTACCGGTCTCGACCCATGCCGAGCCGGTCCACCGCTTCTCCATGACAAAGGTGCCGCTGCTGATCGTCACGACGTCGCCAATGACCTTGGTGGTTGGCACCGTGATGTTGGCCAAGGCGTCGGTCCAGGCCGTCCCCGAAGCGTAGTAGTGGCCGGCGCCACGTGCACCAGGTGTGCCGGTACCGGACGCACCGTCGCGCAGCACCGGGATGATCAGCGAGCGCTTGAATTCGTCGCCATTGCTGACCACCGTCGCGGTCAGGATCGCTGTTTGGCCGTTATAAGTGACGTCGACGCTGCGGCCGACGGCGTTCGACAGCGTGCCGCCGGCGGCGGTGAAGGTGACAGCGTCGTCCAGGCCGACAAGGTCCGCTGTGACGGTCACCTTGGCCAGGTCGACTTGGCCGGCTGCATTCAGGTGGAAGCCTGGCGCGCTGGCCGTCAGGTTGATCCAGGCGTTCTTCGGATTGACGATCCGCACCGTTGCGGCCTGCAGGATGGCGTCGCGGTCGTTCAGCACTGCGCTCATACGAGAAACCCTACCTTGACGCGCCCGGTGTTCCAGTCGGGCGCCAGTGAAATAACGATGCCGGACACCCCGGCGTCCATGCCGAAGCGCGGGCTAAAGACGGTCACCGCCTGGCCCAGCTCGAGCTGCAGCAACTCGGGCACGCCGTCGAACTCGTAGGTCGTGCGCGGCACCTTCCACAGGTCGAGGCGGCGCTGCGCTTCGACATCGGCGTCAGCCCGGGTCAGCAGCATCGTGTCGACCTGCACCGGCTCGGCATTCAGGCGGTAGGTGGCCAGCGTCGCCGCATCGGTCTTGGTGGTGGTCAGCCACTCCTCGGTGAAGAGTGCCTTGTGCACCTCCGGCAGGTCGGCGAGCGTGCCGGCGTCCTGCACCGTCCAGTTCTTGGCGAAGCCCAGCTTCACGGCGCCAACCACGTCGGTGCGGCCGGCGGGCGCCAGCGTACCGTCGAGCATGTGTTCCGGACGGATCACGAACGGCGTGCCAGTACCGGGAAGCGCGACCTGGATCAGGCGCATCAGGCCCAGGCGGGACATCACCAGCTGCGCACCGATGCTGCCGAGTAGCATCTGGCATGCCGTCAGCACGTTCAGCCGATCGATGGAGTACAGTCCCATCGGCTGCGGATGCGTGGCATCGAAGGCGGCAATGTTCGCCAGGTCGAGGTCGGCATCGGTGAAGCGGTCAGCGGCCTTGCCGTACCCGGTTGCCAGGCGCCGGCACATGGTGGCCGAAGTGTCGCAATAGCCGGCACCGTTGTCGCCTTTGATGGACAACGTCACGGCGCCGGCCGGCGCCGATTCCAGGGTCACGGCACCGGCAGCCGGGTTCGATGTCATCGCCACCGGTGCGCCGTTGTCGCGCGCTTCGTTCGCGATGACGCCCTCTGCCGACGCGCAGTGGTAGCCATAGGTCAGGGTCGCCGGGTTGATCGGCAGCGGCGTGATGTTCGACACCTGGCCGATCGCGAACGGCAGCAGCGAATCCTTCTGCTCGGTCTCGCCGCCCAGCTTCACCTCGGTGATCGCAGTGTTCAAGCGCTGCAGCTTGTCGCGCAGCTTCAAGGCCAGCTTGCTCCGGCCGCTCGGCGCGATGTCGGCCACGATGCCGTTGAAGATCATGCGGAAGTCGGCGCGCGGCCAGCGGATGTCGCCGATGTATGCCTTGATCTCGCGATTCTTCCACACGTAGCCGGCGCCGGCCCAGGTGTCGCGCACGCCGGCAGTGTTGTCGATTTCCAGGCTACCAGCCGACAGCGCGCCATCACCCTCGAGCGACAGGCGCTCGGTGAAGAGCGCGCCGACCGTGGCGATCGGGAGGTACGCGGTGTTGGCCGGCACGTCGGTCGGCGCCGTGGTGTACGACCTGGTCGCCATGTAGACCGTGGTCTCGACACCATTCACCCGCACCGCCGCCTCAATCAAGACACAACGATAAGCGGCCGAGCTTTTTAGCCAGGCCAAGAACTGAGCATCGGTCATTGCGGAGCCACCCTGTCTTCGGTTCGGCCGAGGGACGAGATTGCCGCCCCGGTAACGCGGGCCATGGTCTCGGCCGAATTAAGCGACGCCACGGCGCCACCGCGGATGATGTCGCCAGTCTGCACCTGCTGGTCCGCACGCAGACCGGCCACCTCTGCACGCAGCTGTTGGTTGTCGTCACGCAACCCCTTGATCTCGGCCACCAACGATGTAGTGTTCGATGTGCCGAGGGCGGCATAGTTGATTGGGCCAAGCGCCGGCGGCGCATAACCAATCGGTCCCACGGTGGGCGGCGCATATGCAGTCAGGGCCGCGGCATTCTGTTCCATGATCGTTTTCAGCTGCAGGACCGCGTCACGCACTGACATCACTTCTTTCTTAACTTCGATCAGCCCGGCCACTTGCGTCTCCAAAGCCGTGAGCTGTGCTTTGCCGACGTCGACCTGGGCCTCCGCCCAACGCGCCGCCTCTTCGGTCGCGGCTTGCGCGTACGCGAAGTCAGCCTGGTACTGGGCACCGCTCGCGAACACCGTGCGCGAAGCCTCCAGGAACGCGCTGAAGGCGCTTTGATAGTTCGACTGGGCTGACTCATCCCCGCCACGTGCGGCCGCCAGCACGGCCTCGTACTGCGCCTTGGCTTCGAAGTATTTCTGCTGCGGAGACAATGGGGACAAGCCACCAAGGACGGCGCTCTTTGCCAGGCTGCGCAGGCTGGCGGCGAACGAGCCCATCCGATCCATCGTGTTGCGGATCGCTTCGGCTTCCGCATCGTAGGCGTCGACCAGCATCGACTTCGCGCTCGACAGGCTGACCGTCGTGTCGATGATTTCCGGGTAGACCTTGGCGAATGCCTCTTGCAGATCCATCAAGGCCAGGTACTGTTCACGCTGAGCTGCGTTGGTCAGATCCAGGCCGACGACATACTGCTTGAACGATTCGCGCGAGCGCAGTGAGGAGAGTCCCATCGCCGCCAGCTGCTCGGCCACATATTTCTGGATCGGCGCCAGGCGCTCGGCCTCGGTCAAAAAGTTGTCGGCGAACGATGCAGTCTTGCTTGCGAGTTCGTCGATCCCGCCGGCCAGCTCAATAAAGTCTTCGCGAACACTAATGCTCGACATGCCGACGAGCCCAAAGGACTTGCCGACGCTTGCCAGAACCGAGTCGAGGTTCGCGTAGTTCGCCGAGATGCGCACCAGCGTTTCGAATGCGCCCTCGCCGGCCTGCTGGAAGTCCTTCAAGCCGCCCACGGACCAGCGAGCCATGTCGTCAGCAACCTTCGAGAACGCTGCCTCCAACTGCGCCTGGATTTCCTCCGGCTTCAGGCCCTTTGTGCTGATCTTTCCGATATCGATTACGAAAGCGTCCAACCGCTGCGTGAATGCGGTACCGCCCAAACCCAGCAGTTTTCCTGCCTCGGTAACCGACTTCGCCATGTTCTTGACGATGGCAGTAAACTGCTGGTCGGCTTCTGCCCCAAGATCAGTTGGGTCGGTCCAGTACTTATCGCTATGGAACAGGCCGCCTGATTTCTTCATATCAGCGTAGCCTTGCGCCTTCAGCCCGCCCGCCATGGCGCCGGCGAGCGTGGTCTTGTTCGTCATCACGCCGACGTCTTGCGCGCTGGTCTTGCCACCGAAGATGGCATTACCGATCTTCCCACTAATCTTGCTGATGAAGCCGCCAGTCAGCTTGTCGAGCACTTGCACGAATGGCGCGCCAAACTTACCTCCGGAGAGCATCTCACCGTATTTCTGGGCGCTGCCGTAATCACTCGCTGGTGAAGCTCCAGTAACTCCGTTCTGCGCAAGGATGCCACCGAGGCCACTGATCGAGCTTTCGATAGAGCGCAACGAGCGAAGCATTCCGGCTGTATAGTTCAGCTCGATGCTCGAATTTGCAGCCGACAGCTCGATGGCTTTTGCGATCGACTCGGACTTTGCTGTTGCATCCCCAAGGATGGAGCCAGTCCCGGTTGCGGCCTGACGATCCTTCGCGGTCGTGTCGCTGCCGCCACCGCCCGCCACAGCGAAGCCGAGCGCTGCCATCACAGCTGCCATTGCAGCCATTCGTGCCCATGCGCTATAAGGGTCGCCCTGGGCTTGAGCTGCAACGCCAGCGGCCGCCGCTGCTTGGCCTTTTGTCATCGATGCCGCAACGTCCGGCCCTACGCTGGCAACCGATGCAGCTGTCTCGGTTGCCTTGCTGGCGACGAACATCGAAGTGAAAGCCGTCAGGATGCCACTCTTTTCGAGCATGGTCTTCACAGCGAGCGCCATCTCGAACGCACGGAATGTTTTCTCCGCTGCCTCCATCGCCTGGTATCCACGGGAATGCTCATCGAAGAAACCTTTGGCGGCGCCGGCCATGTCGCCATACGACTGGATCTGCGCCTGCGCGGACTGCTTTGCGGCTTCGGCATTGGCCTTCTCGATCTTGCTCTTGTCGCCCCCCGAGTTCTTCAAGGCCGATGCCAGCTGCGCGGCGATCGTCGCCTGCGCACGAGAGTACCCGGTAAGGGCGGTAGTGAGACCGCCGATGGCTTTGCCAACACGGCCGAACGATTGCTCCATGCCGCTGGCCGCCTCGTTGGCGGCGTCGTCTACGGACTCCATGATTTGCAGCATCTGGGTCGCACGCTCAAGGTCGACGTCCGCAAACGACTGTTTCGACCGCAGGGCATACCAGGCCAAGTACTCGGTCTCCAGTTGCTTGCGCGCCTCGTTACCCACGCCGGCCTGGTTGATACGCTCCTGCCACACTGCGGCGTCGATCGCCAACAGGGCCTGGGCGCGCTGCTGCGGGTCGGCGATGTTCTCGGCCTCTGCACGGCGATTCTGTTCGGCCAGCTGAGCGGCGTACAACAAGGCCTTGCTCTGGCCAAGGGTCGCCTGCTCGACGTAGATGCGCGACGCGGTTTCGTCCTTGAGCTGGGCAAGAACCTTGTCCGTGATGGGTAGACCAGCCTGGCGCATGTCCGCCAGCTTCTTTTGCATATCGGCTTCAGCTTGCACGGCTACCATCGCCATCTCGCGTGCGTCGGCGCTCTTGCCGTACATCTGGTATTCCACGTTGAGCGCGGCCGTTGACTTGGCGCGCGTAGCGGCGCCGTCCTCAGCGAACTTGGTGGCACTGGCCTGGGCCAGCTGCTCTTTGCGCGCCTGCTCACTGGCGGCCTGGTCATCGAGGGCGGCGTCGATAGCAGCGCGGTGCGCGGCCGTCAACTTCATCTTGCCACTGGTTAGATCGGCATCGAGTCTGATGCGCGTCTTCTGGCTTTCGGTCAGCTCCTGCTCGACTTCGACGGAGCGGCGATTCTCTTCCGTTTTCGCGCGGATGCCAGTGATCAAGGAGGTATAGGATTCGATCTCGCGCTTGGCCGCCTCTTCCGCTTTTTTCTTCGCGTCCTGTGCAGCCTTTTCCTTGGCCTCTTTTTCTTTCTTTTCTTTGAGGTAATTATCGAGTGATTCTTTATCGTCATCCGGCGCAGCATCGGACTCACTCCCCTTTGTCTTGCGCGCTGCGATGCGTTTTAGGGTAGCCTGCTCGAATTGATTGGCGGGTTCGTTCCACAACGTGTCACGGGCAGCGTTCGCTTCCTCCAGTACCTTGTTGCGCTCTGCCAGGGCAGCACGCATGTCCGCGACAGGATTACGGCCCGCAGCGATGTTTGCAGCTATCCTGGAAGGGTGTGCGTCATACGCGGCTTTGGCAGCAAAGGTGATATCCGCTGCTACGACCTTGAAGCTACCGCTGATGGCGGTAAAAATCTTGGGCAGCGTCACTGCGACATCGATCACGCGAGCAACGCCCACGGCCAAATCATCTGCCCACTCTGCCCCTTCGCTTGACGCGAGACTGTTACTGCTACGCATGACATCGAGAATTGCCGTCGCGAGGTCGTTTACGGCTGGCGCAGCATCCACGCCGACCGAGGTCGCAAGCTCATCGAACTTGACGCGGGCACGCCCAATGTTGTCCTGCATTTCCGTCACGCGATTGACGGCTTCTTTCGACACCGCGCCGAACTCATCTACGTTGTCGGCCACGTCGTTCAAGTACGGCAGGAGATCCTTGCCGGACTTCCCCAGGAGATCATTGACCAGAGCGGTCTTGCCGGCGCCATCTTCATAGCGCTGCAGGGCCTTCGCGGCTTCGATCATTACTACCGCCGGGTCCCGCAGCTTATCAGCGGTGTCGCGCGCAGAGATACCAAGAGCGGCGAGTGCCGCTTGCGTTTTGCCACCCTCCTCATCAGCAGCAGCCATCCCGGTAGCAAGCTTTCCCATGGCGGCATCGACGGTGCCAAAATCCACACCGAACGCGTTTGCAACCTTCTGCAGGCGGGACAGATTCTCAACGGTGGCGCCGTATTTCTGCGCCATATCGTCGAGGTCGCCAAGCACATCGGTCGCACCAATAATCTTTTGAACGAAGGCAGCCAGGGAAAGGCCGGCAACCGTGTAGCTGGCGACATCGCCGATCTTTGACTGCATGCTGCTGATGCGGTTGGTCAGTCCGCCGACTTGGCCAGAGACCTGCTGGAGGGTCTGCGCGTTGATGCGCCGCATTGCGTCACCCACAGTCTCGATCTCACGGCGCGACGTATCGGCGCCGTTGACATCGACCCTGATCTCCGCGCGCGAACCGCCTACTACGCTCATATGTCCCTGCCCTTATGTTCTTAAATTCGCCCACTCGTCGAGTGCCGCGCGCTCCATCGCCTGTACCAGTTCGAACAGCCGGTCACGCTCACCAGGTGGGACGCGCCGGCGGCGCATGCAGATCTCGATGCTCTGGTAGTTCAGCCCGGTCGGGCCAGCCATACCTGTGCTCCACTGAGTCTGGATCGCCATCCAGAACAAGAACGTTTCTTCGTTGTCCGGCCAAAGCCAGAACTCGTTGCCGTCGTCGAGGGACAACTCGCCCTCGACATACAGCCCCATCAGCGCGAGGGCGTGTTCGATGTCGCCCTCAGGGGCTGCGGTTTCCTCGCTTTCAAACCGCAGATCGCCACGCGCCAGGAGGCGCGCAGCATCACTTAGTTTTTTGCGACAGCGCCCACTTCCTTCATGTAGTGCTGGAAACACACCGCTGGCATACCGGCTTCCGACAGCACGGCGTCGAGGTTCTCGCCAGTGAAGTCCAACGCCGCGCCGGCCTCGTCGAGCACCGCATCCCAGCCGGTGGTCACGCGCCGGATAAATGCCGCGACCGATTCCTTCTTGTCGGCGATCGCCTCGTCGATTTCTTCCTGGGTGAGACGGGTGCAGTGAAGGGTGAACTTGAAGGACACGGGTTTGCCGTCTTCGTCTTTCATACTGCCGATGACAGGGACCAGCAGCTTGTTGCGTTTTACGAGTTTCAGTGCCATGAGTAGAGAGCTTTCTTTTTGTCCGGGTTGAATTAAAGGGTGACGATCTTCCACTCGTCGTTGCCAGCGGCGGTCGGCACAAAGCGCACGTCGAAGCCGATCAGGCGCTTGCCGTTGCGGTCAACTTTCTTCGGGTTCACCAGTTGGACATTCGGCGCGAATACGATCGCCTTGTTGCCGGCCACAGTGCCAATGACGATCCCCAGGCTGCGCGTGACGTTGGCCACGACGTCGGCCATCAGAGCCACTTCCTGGGCGGCATCGAGTTCGAGCTCGATGGAACCGGACGAATCGCGGTCGGTGATGTCGACGGTCTCGTTGCTCAGCATGGCGTCGAAGTTCACTGCATTACCGAAGTTCAGCTCCAAGCCAGTGCTCGAGTACTGCGTACCGCCAGACAGCACGCCAGCGTTGTAGGTGCAGCCCAGGGTGATATCGATGACGTTGGCTTTGGTCATCGGTACCGGCTTTTTCCACGGGGCGTAGGTGACGCCAGATGGGCTGCCGGCGACAATGCCGCCGTTCACCCCCGTCCATTCGAACGCGAGCGTCGGGATCTCGCCGACCTTTGCCGACAGGGTGCAGTTGCCCATGCAGTCGAGCAGCTTGTGCAGGACACCGTCGTCGTAGTAATACTGGGTCAGCGCCTTCAGGCCGATCGAGACCGGGCTGTATTCGACGCGCGCTGGCGTGGTCAGGGCGCCTTCACCAGCTGCGCACCCCTGGAGCAGCACGCCCCAGGCTGGCGGCGTAGCAGCGGCACCGGAGCCGGCCAGCTCGACCGAGTAGCTCAGCTTCACGCTGGCCGGGCCGACGAGCTGCTCGCTGCCGCCGAACGAGCCGCGGATTACGTCGCGCGGAATGTTCTGGGCGTCGAGCGCGGTGATCGAAACGTCCTTGATCAGGATCGCATTGGCCGCGCCAGTCGGGGCGGCATCGACGCCAGCGGTGGTCTGGACCTTGGCCGTGACGACCGAGTTTTTGATTTTGCGTGGCATCGTTACTCCTGCGGTTCGGATGGGGTTTCAGCAGCCTGCTCGGCAGGCGCCACGTCGTTCGAGATCCACTCCCAGGTGGCGTCGTCGAAGCGCCAGGAACCGCCGCCGGGCAGCGGTGGGATCGGCCGGCTTTCCGGCTTAGTGATGTCGGTCATGTCAATCCAGGGTTGAGTTGTTGGTGCGATGGTCGGCCACGTACGTGATCCGCACCCATCCGGTTTTCTTTCCTTCGAGCGCGTTCTCGGCCTCGACCCCGACAACGGTCAGGTCGCCGATCAGGCCGCCCAGCGTCGGGTCTTGCGCCAGGCGCTCGAACACTGCGAACAGCAGCGGGTCGACCGCAAGGTCGCCGCTTTCGGTTAAGCTGCGCGCAAAGCACTCGACGCTGATGGTCGAGCTCCAATCGATTGGAGCACCGGCGATGGTGGCCAGCTGCGGAAGCGCGCGGTTGAACTCGACGTTGATCGCCCGGTCTACCTGGTCGGGGACCACGATGCTGGATGACCGATAGATCTTGTCGCACACCGCCGGCGCCGCCGACAGCTGGGCGATGACGGCGCTGACGATGGTGGCGAACGCGGTCTTCATTGCGTGCGCCCTACGGTCAGTACGGTCATGCCGGTACCGTCCGGGCTTGCCGTGATCACGACGTACGGCACGCCGTTGATTGTGATCTCCTGCTCGACCGGATCAGCAGGAAGCGCCGAGCTGGCAACCTTCACGGTTGGGCTTACGTCTGCCGCCCCCATGCCCAGATCCACAACAGTGGACGGGCAATCGAAAATGCCTGGCACGGTCGCGCCGGCGACGCCAACCTGGGCATTGGCCAGGTGGCGCAACACGGCGACGTTCGCGGCGGCTTCGAGGGCGGCGAAGTTCATGGCGGTTGGTTAGCGGACGACGCCGTCCAGCAGCACGCGAGCGGTGCTGGCGGCCGCGGTCTTGTCTGCGGTGAAGCAGCCGACCAGGGTATTGTTGGTCGCCGTGGTGGTGATGCGCTTGGCGGTGTTGTCCCAGTAAGCTTTCGCGCCCTGGGCAGCCGTGTCGGCGCCGTTGGCCACGAGATCGAACACGCCTTCGCGGGCGATCTCGACCGAGGTTCCCTGCAGCGCATCGCCGGACGCGACGCCGAACAGCGCGCCGACCAGCACGCCCTGGCCACTGAGGACCAGAGCAGGAGCGGCGACGCTGATGACGTTACCGGATTGGACTTTGTTACGCATGTGCTTTCCTTGATCAGATGGTTGAGGAGCAGGCGCTTACGCGCCTACGCCCTTCTGCAGGCCGCGGAAGTCGATGGCCGCAGCAGCGAAGTCGAGGCGGCACTTCCAGGTGACGCCATCGATCTCGAAGCCAGCTTGACTTTCGATGACCGGGCCTTCAGCGCCGTCCAGATAGCAGTACTCGACGGTGTCGACCTGGCTGTTGTTGCTGCCCAGATACCAGGCCGCTTCGCTTGCAGCGTCCAGGATCGGCTCCACGATGGGCTCGACTGCAGTGCGGCCGCCGGCGCGGAATTCGTTGACGTCGGTCTGCTTGGCTGGAACGTAGTTCGCACTGGTCAGCTGGTAGGCGTCCTGCTCGAGCGTGGCGGGCACAATCAGGAAGTTCGGAGCGAGGTTCAGCTCTTCGTTACCCAAGCCCTTCTGTTTGCGCATTGCAGTGCGAGCGGCCTTCAGGGCTGACAGTTGCAGCGCCGAGCCGACGCCGGTCGCCAGATTGTTGTGGTCCGCGTGGAACAGTGCCTTGCCGTCGCCCATGGTCGGGTTGCCGGTGAGCTGGCTGTAGACCAGGCGGTTTTCCAGGCGGCTGGAGCTTGCGCCGAATGCGCTCACCAGGCGCTCGAAGGCGCGCAGGTCGTCGTTGATGATCGCCTGGCGGGTCAGCGAGATCATGCGGCCGTAGGTCACGAGCGCGTAGTTCATCCCGGCATCCTTCATCGTGCCGTACTGGAACTCGCCGTGCTCGTTGGTGCGCAGCAGTTCAGGGGCGCCCGACAGCTGGACGATGTTGATGTTCTTGAAGTCCGGCGCATTTGGCGCGCGGCGTGCCCACTGGGTATAGGTGCCCTGGTTTTCTTCGTAGGCGCCACGCATGCGCTTGTTCGCCACGTTGGCAAAGATCGCCGCGAAGTCGCTGGTGCCATGCATGCCCGAGCGGTAGTGCAGGATGTCCGTTGCCAGGCGCATTTTGTCCAGGCCGCGAGTGTTGACGCCACGCGCTTCCAGGAAGTCGCGCCCGATCTCGAGCAGGCTCATGCCACGATATTGACGGCCGTTGTCGGTCAGGGGCGTGCCGGCGTGGATGCGATGCATCATCGCTTCTTCGATGCCGGCCATGCGCACCTGGTGCTCGTCGGTGATGATCTGGATGCGGGTGTTCTGGTGACCGCCGGCGGCGGCATCGTTGCGCGCCAGTTCTTCCAGCACGGCAGCGCGCGCTTGGTCGACCGAGTTGCCGCTGCGGATCAGGCCGGCGGCCAGGTGGCCGACAGCGTGACGGGTGCACATTTCGGTAATGTCAGCGGCGCGAGTCGCGGCTTCGGTGGCCGCGCGGGTTGCCGCATCGTCACCAGCTGGCACGGTTGCAGGCGCAGCACCCGTCGGCGCCGGCGCTGGAGCTGCCGGTGCGGCGGTACGAGTTGCATCGGTAGGCGCTGGATTCGGTGCGCCCGACTGGGAAGTAGGCATAGGGGTTTCCTGTGATGGTGGAACAGACGAATGGGCGGGCGCCCGGGTGGTGAATTCGCAGTGCACGCCGTTGGCGGGCTGGCTGCGCGTGCTGGCGTCAGCGTCAGCAGGGACGGTGACGAAGCTGATCTCGTAGGGCTGCCAGCTGACCGCGCGGTACAGCGGCATGTTCACGCCGTCGGTGCGATCGATGGCGCGGGTGATCTCGTACTTGGTGACGTTGTAGCCGAAGCTGATCGAACGGATGATGCCGGCCTTGATGTCAGCGACAACCCCTGCCATCTCGGCGCGAGTGGAAAGACGCAGTGTCGCGCGCCCTTCCCCGTTCTCGATGCTGGCACGAATGGCGATACCGATAATCGAAGCAACGCCGCCATACACGCGGTGGCCGTCCAGCACCTGGACGGTGCCGGCATCGAAGCGAGACATGTCGACCGCTTCAGGAGTAACTGCCAGCTCTTCCTCGTAGGGAGCATCGGAATACCAGTCATACCGCCGCACGCGCGAGCCGGTCGTCCAAACCACATCGACGGTGTTATCGGCTTCGTTGAAGGTGGAAGGGACCAGCGTTGCCTCGCGCGTTACCGAAGGCATCGTGCGCGGATCGTTAGCGGAGCGGCTTTGGTTTTGCGGAATGGTCGGCGTCGTCATGCCCACCATTCTGCGGATTGCACTGTCTCAATTCTCGGAAAACTGAGACAACTTTTCCATCAATAAACCTGGTCGCTTCTTGAAGTAGATCGCACGCGAATCCGCGCTCTTACCGTCGGTGCATTTGAAGTCGAACACGCACTTGTTCTGGGCACCGTCACTCTCATCCAAGCCTTCAATCCACGCGCATACAGCCGTGCCAATGATTAGAGGTTCACCCACGATGCTGACGCCGACAGCCGTTGCCTTGACGCTTTCCAGTGCCGTGCCGGCGCCAGCGAGCCAGTCCTCGAGATCGATCCCGTACAGGAGGCAGGCGCCGGGATTTTTGTAGATGGTCGGCTCGCCATTGAGGACGAAATAGGTTTCACTACGCATGGTGTCGATGTGTCATGTCTGATTTATGGGTTAAGCCTGGCAGGGAAGACGCGGTCCTCTGGCGGGATACGGTAGGCACGGTTCTCACTCGCGATGCGGTAGGAACGTTCCTCCGCTGGGATGCGATAAATATGGTGCAAGTAGTGTGCAAGGATGGCTCCAGACATCGCCACGCCGGGACTGATTCGACGTACCACCGCGCTCGATGCGCGCATGCCGTGTCGCTGGGATATGGCGCCAGGAAAACTCACTCGACTACAGATCGTGACGCCCGTTGTGATGGCGTGACGCATTTCGATTGGAACACCAGGACTGTTGCGCGCCACGATCGCAATAGCGGTGACGAGGCGATGCCACTGCACTACCCTGCCCCCTACGGCAGTGCGGATCAACATGTCAACGCCAGCACCAATCTGGTGACGCTGAGCGAGCGCCACCGCTGGGGCAGTCCGTACTACAGTTGCAGCATCGGAGACCAGCGTGTGTCGTGCCTCCACAATCTCGCCCAGCGCAGCATCAGCTTGTACGCGGCGAACCGCAGCAACCGCGCCGGCCAGCTGATGACGCTGCACCACCGGCGCTGCAATAGTCGAGCGCGCCACGACACTGCGCTCCGCCAAGAGTACATGCCGCTGGACTGCGCTTGACGGCGAACTGGAACGACGAACAGCGAACGGTGCAGATGCAAGTGCATGACGCTGCACGATAACGCCGCTGCTTAGCTCCGCCCTCCGCACAGTGTCTGCACTGGATAACGAGGTCGAAGCAGCGGGAACATCGATGTACCCATAACCTGGGATCAGGTACTGGCCACCACGCGAGGGCTCGTCGATATAGCCATAGCCGGGGATGAGACGCTGAACCATCACACCGCCCGCTTCGGGTCAACGTAGATCGTGGTGTTCGGTCGAGCCAGCGTGAGCTTCCAGAACCCGACGCCCGCCGTCTGCGGCGTGAACGTCACTGAGACGCGTTGGCGCCGCGGCGAAGCCATGCCTGTCGTAGCCCAGGTCGCGGTGCTGGCCGGGTGCGTCTTCGGGACAGCAAGCAGTGCGGCGCGTGATCGGTAAAAGCTTCCCTTCGGCGCACCCGCCTCTTGCACATCCAGCCAAACATCTGCGTCGGTCAAATCCACACCGTCGGTCAGGACATCTATGGAAAGCGTCATTGGAACGCCGGCCGCCGGAATCCCGAACAGCTGCTCATCGGATTCGAACCCGATGCCGCCTGACATCGCGTTGGCGTTGGTGTCCATCCTCCAGGAGTAGCTGGCCGTGCCATCATTGGCGCCGCCCGCCTTGAGGAAGGCGCTGTCGGAGCGTAGCGCGCCGGTGAAGCCTACGACCCAGGCGCGGTATCGCGTGGCTCCTGAGTCACAGTTGTGCATCGTCACGCGCGTGCCAGGGTCGAGCACACCCTGGACGAGCTGGCCTGTCCAGTTTGCCGGCAGCAGGCAGTCGCGGAAAATGACGCGTCCGGTTGTCTGCGGGCCGTTGACCAGGTCGGTGGTTGCGGCAAGCTCGGAGAGGTCGACGCCTTCGACCAGGACCGGAACACCCCGCCCTTGCGCGCCGACGCGCAAGAGGTATGACGGCGCAGGGCCAGCGCCGGCCACGTACTTACCGCCGCGCCAGGTGAATTCTTGCTGGATGGCGATTTGTTGCCCTGAGCCGTTGAGCTTCAGGCGGAAATCTTCGAGCAGGATCCGGCACCTTGATGTGTTGCTCGATCCTCCGTTGCCAATGCTCAGGCTGCTGCCGCTGGTGCCGCCGAAGCCAAAATCGCAGGAACGATAGATCTGCACGGCGTCTGTCGTGATGCCCGACATGAGGATGATCGACGGGCCGCTGCCACCGGTACCGATACTCATGTTGACGCCATGCCAGATCACGCTGCCCTGGATTGTCATGCCACCGCCGACAATGGCTACGATGCTCGCCGTGGCTGCCAGTTCGGTAGGCGGCTGCAAGCCAGCCTTGCAGCAGATCACGCGATTTGGCTGAGCGGGCGTGCCAAGGAAGTTCAGCGTCCGGTTCTGGTTGGTCGATTCGACGTGGTCCTCAGCGACGTGCAGCGTGTCGCCGGCAACCATTAGCGACACGGCGCTGACGATCGTGGCGCGTGCCGTCGCCCAACTCAGACCGTCGTTACTGTCGCTGCCGCCGACCGAGCGCAGGTAGTAGTCGGTCACAAGGCCTCCGCGATCGCTTCGGCGCGCTCGAACGTGAGTTCACCGATGTGAGCCAGGTACATCAGGCCGGGCCAGGCTTTCGACTTGTACACCCCGCCGGAGGCGTTGAGCATTTCCATGAAGTCAAGCACGTTCTCGTCGGTCAGGGCGCGCCGGCGGATAGCCTGGCGTTCGATCGACGAAAACAGTTCCAGGAACTCATACTTCGTCCAAGGCACTTCGATGCCCACCACCGCGGCGCGGGCGGCGGCACGCGCGGCCAGCTGCCGCACGATTTCCGCTGCACGCTCTTCCATCACCAACTGCGGGTCCAGCACGCCATCCCACAGGTATTCGAACTGCTCCCTCCGGCCGTCTTCCGTGACATGGATCTCCTTTACGTAGCGGCGGCCGTCGGCCTGGGGCTCGCCAACATTGAACGATGAGCTGAGATTCATGACCTTGATCTTAGACTGGTTGCGGAGAGTCGAAGGCGCACTGAGGGAAATCGACCGGGTTCGGCGCGGTAATCACCTGGTCGGTTGTCTCATCTGTCACCCAGAGAACGCGGGTACCGTCGACGTAGGCGATGTGCAGATTCGGCGACGCTCCCGAGCTGGCTGCGGCCGCGGCGCTTTTACCTGCCGGACCTGTGAAGCGCCGGTCGTTCACGTTCACGGTGGACAGGTTGAAATCCGCAGCAACAACGCCGACCTCCGCAAGCTTGTTGCCGGTGACGGTCGCCAACGAATCACCGAAGGCGTATGCTTTGATCAGCAACATTTTCGTTGCGCTGTTCTTGACCACGAGGGGGCCGCCGTCCAGGACGTCGGGGTGGAGATACTTGGGCATGGCTTCCTTCCAGTTTGCCGGCGGCGCCGGCGGTTGTTATTCGGTAGCTGTGGAGTCGGCAGTGGGCGTAGGCATATTGCCGCGCTGCAGGAACAGCATCGTGTCAAGGATGCCCAGGGCCTTCAGCTTGTCGAAATCGGATTTCCATTCGGCGAACACCACGTCCGGCTCATATCCTCGCTGGCGGAGCTTTTCGCTCAGGGTAGACAGGCCGGCCGCTATCTCGGCCTGATCGGCCTTCACGTCCTGCTCCGGATTGACGTAGTCCCATTTCGGGGGGCTGAAGTCGACAGCCATGTCGCGCCCGCGGATCTTGCCGGCCAGGTAAGCCGCCTCGACGAACGCTTCGTGAACCGGCTCCAGCAGCTTCGGCTTGAGCACGAGCCATTGCATCTGCTGTACAGCGCGCCGGAAGTCCAGGCCGCGCACGCGCGCGCTGCTGAAGTTCACGCCGCTCATGTCGCCGGTGACCATCTCGTATGGAACGCCCAAGCCAGTCGCGATAATGTGCATCTGGTATTTCACGTACTCGACGTAGCCTGGCGCCGCCTTCGGCTCCACAACGGTAAATTCCATCCCCGCAGGCATGCCGAAGATGGCGCCGCCGCCGAGCTCGCCGAGGTCCCGCACGCCGCCGCTCTGCTCCGGCGCGGCGCCACCGAGCGCGGCCGGGTTCTCCATGCTGGTGACATCGCCGCTGGCCAGCACGCTCAGGCGCGTCTCCAGGTTCTTACGAGCCAGCTCTGCATCCTCGTACACTTGCAGGTCGCGCACGCGCGCGATCACTGGTGCGAAGCGGGTAAAGCCGCGGCCTTGACCAGGACGTTCGGGGTTGTACAAGTGGATGATGAACTGCGCCGAGACGCGGGTGCTTTGTGTCTTGCGGCCACGCAGCGTGCCTACTTCACCGGGATGCTGGTCCCACAGGTAGTAGGCCGCCACGGCGCCCAGCGCATCGTATTCGATCCCGTTGATGATCTGGTTGCCGCCGACGGTCCCAGTTCGCGAATCGTCCAGCCAATCGATTTCCAGCAGCTGCAGCTGCAGCGGCACTGGCAGGTTGTCGGCAGCACGGCGTGGTCGCAGCCGCACGAGCACTTCGCCGTCCTGCTCCATCGCAGCGTATGCGGCTTTCACCAGACCGAAGTAATCGTAGCGGCCATCCGCATCACAGACCTTGCTCCAGAGAGCGAACAGCTTATTGATGATCTCCTTGTCCTGGCCAGTCGCGCGAGGAACAATGCCAGTGCCGATAGTTGCAGAGCACAGGCCTTCGAGTGCAGCACGGCAATACGGAACGTTCTGCACAAGGGAACGTGCCTTGTTGCGCAAGGTCTTGGCATCTGCTTGGTGGTCGGCGTTCGCACTGGCGCCGGCACGGCGCGGCCGCCACGTGTCACGCGGGCTGGCGGCCTCGTACGCTCGCTGCAGCTGCTTGCGGGCGAAGTGCCGCGCGATGCCGGCATGGGGGCTGACCCAGCCGATAACCCGGTCGATCAGGTTCGGCATCAATCACCCCTCGACGTAGTGAAGCCGAAGCGGAAGACGCTTGGGCCGCGGTTGCGGCCAGTCCCGTTCACGACCGTAGCGACGTGATTGCGCGCCTCGATCAACGATGCCGTGGACTGGTAAGTAATTTTACGCCCGCCGAATTCCACCGCCAGCGTGCCGGAAGCGATTGCGGAGTCGAGCGCGTCGAGGTCAGATTGAGTGAGGGCCATGTCGCCAAGGGTAGCGACTGGCCTGTCTCACTTCTCGGAAAACTGAGATTTTATTTCTTGCCGCCATCTTGCTTAATGATGCGGTACACCGTCGCCCGGCCGATCCCCAGGCGCCGCGCTACCTCGGCGGCATTGCGCCCGTTGAACGCACTCAACACCTCCTTCGCCAGCTGCTCCCGCGCAGCTTGGGAGCGCCTGGGAATGTAGATCTCGATCCCGCTAAATTCGCGCCTCACCTCTGCCTTCAGCTCGGCGGCCCGCTGCGCGAAGTCGGGAAACTCCGCCTGGATGAATGCGAAGATGGCGTCGACCAGGTCCGGGTTGCCCAGCACCTCGTCCATTACCACTGCCTTCCTACCGGCCGGCGCGGCCTGCTGGATGTTGGGTTGGTTGTCGTGGCTGGCGTCCATGGTTCGGGTCTCGTTTGCTCTGCTGGGGTGGGTGCTGCTGATACGGTCGGCGCCGGCGCCGGGATGGGTTCGCCGCTGGACGCTGGCGGCTGTTCAAACAGGTCAGGGGTGTCGGGGTCGACGAAGTCGCGCAGGGCCTTCCATTGCGCCGGCGTCTTCTTGTGCAGCCCCAGGTATTGGGCGCACGCCAGGCCGTACACCATCAAGTCGCCGGCCTCGTTGCGGTCACTTTTTTTCTTCTCCCAGATGCGCACCTTGCGTCCGCGCTTGAAGACGGTGACGCAGTATTCGGCGGTCAGCTGCTGGTAGTACTCGGCAGGCAGGTCACTCGGGAAGTGGATGGCGCCCGGGCCACTGGTCAGGTGATAGCGCGCGGCCAGGTAGTCCTTCGCCGTATCGGTACCGATCAGCCACAGCTTGGCACCATGCGGCATCACCTTGCCCTGCCAGTTCACGTCGACCAGGGAAGGCTTCGTGCCGAGGATCGGCTTGTTCGGCGTCGAGTGGCCCTTGATGGCGTAGATGTGACGGTGCTGGCGAGTGCGCGTGAAGTTGTACACGTCGTGCGTGTTCGCGCCGCCCGAATCGATGAATGTCGCGGCGATGGACAGCATGCGCCCGCCGGCGTGGCGGTACCGGCCCAGCAGCGCCTGGTCGAGCTTGTCCTGGGTGGCTTGGTCCGACGGCGATCCCTCGATCACCTGGTAATCGACCACCCACTCTTCCATACCCTCGCCCCAGGCCAGCACCTTCAGCTCGAAGCGGTCCGGCTGGGTGTCGACGCTACCAGTCAGCACCAGGCCGCCCTTTGGCACGGTGCCCATCTTGTAGGCCTCAGCCCGGGCTTGCAGCTCGCCGGCTTTGGTCTGTTCTTTCTTGCGTTCCCAGCATCGCGCCAGGCGCGTGTTGTAGAACGTGATCATCAGCTCCTCGCTACCCTCATCGAGCTTGGCCCGGGCTGCGCGGTATTCGCGCAGCAGGGCGATCCAGGGCAGCCAGCCGTAGGGAGCGAACATCGCATTGATGGTGAAGCTGACGGTCTCGCCATCACCGGGCACACCGTCCGACCACAGACCGTTCGCGAACATGCGGTTCTTGTCGGTCTCGACCATGAAGGCGCCGCAGTCGATGCAGGGGTAGATGGCCTGGCCGTCGTCGTCCTGCTGCAGGCGCTCGAACACCAGGGGCTGGGCGTGGCCGCAATGCACGCACTCGGCCAGCGCCTCCTGCTGCGTTCCCTGCAGGTACAGCGATTCGATGATCGACTGACCAGTGATCGTCGGCGAGCTGGGGAA